CCAGCCGGTCAACCAGGATCTTCATGGCAATCCGGTCAGCCCCGTCCGCCGGGAACGGCATCCCATACACGTATTCGACGACTACGTTGAACGGGTCTGTCACCGTCCCGACCGTCCAATAGCCGGTCTTGTGGATCAGATTCCCTCGGAGCGAATCAACCTCAACATCGTCCACGTCGACAGCCGTCCCCGAAACGGTCACAGTAAGAAGCGTGGCAATATCGTTGGACCGGGCCGGCCGGTTCAACTGGTAGCCATCAGCAGTCCGACACACCCCACTCTTCAACGGAAGGATGCTCCGCCCGTTCCCATTCAACTCGACCCGCGCATACCGGGGAATCCATCCACGACCCGTCCAATACTCCAGATCGTCGGTGATCCGCAGCCGTTCATCCCGGAGCGTAGAACTCGGATACTCGTTGACGTCAGCCAACGGTTTCAACGCCGACGTTGCGTCCGCTTTCGCACCGAACGCTCGGGCGGCGACAATCGAAAACAGCAGATTCCCGACCACTTCCACCCGTTGCACCAACGTCTGAGAGGATCCGCCAATCCAAGTGACGGTCAGTTGATCCGGGTTCGCCACAGACGCCAGCGTGTACGAGTAGACGGTCGACGCTCCGGTCCCTGTTTTGGTGGTGGCGGTCCCGGCTGCGACCACTACGTCTCCGTTGCCGTCGACGATGCCGAGGGTGACGGTTCCGACATCGTCTTGGCTGCCGTTCACATCGTAGAAGGTGGCGGACAGGCTGTACGGGCCGGCACCGGCGAGAAGCTGGCTCAACTAAACCCTCCTGACACTTCAAACTTGCCCTCACCACTACTGGCCGTCGCGGTGATAATCAGATCGGCGACCACGGCCGCCTGTTCGACGTCGAAGTCGGGTGAGAAGTCCGACGATTCGAAGTCGCTCATGCCGTTCTCTCCCACATGTAGACCACGAAGTAGGGCGGCATATTGTTGTGAGCCTGCGCTGCATCAGCGGCCGTGTTGTCCGCGGTGGTGAACCAGTTGTTGGATGGACCGCCAGAGGTGGACGTGTCTCGAGCGTGGCCTGCTCCCGACGACCCTGAGGTGGACGTGTTCGCCCGCTGGATGTGAGCGTGGGCGGGGACGCCAGACTGCGCCGCGGTCAGGGTGACCGTCTTCTCACCTCCGGTCTCCCGGGCGGTGTCGAAGTCGGCGTCGGCCGACTGGGATATGAGCATCCGCCCCTCGGCGATACGCGCCCAGGTGCCACCACCGAGCAGCGTGGCAGGAGAGGTGGCGACCACGCCGACGAACACCGCGCCTACCGGCCAGGCGTCCAGAGGATCGCCGCCAGCTCCGGGCTCGCCCTGTGGGCCGGTTTCGCCTTGAATTCCTTGCTCGCCCTGCGGACCCTCAGGACCTTCCGGACCGGTCGCACCCGTAGCTCCAGCATCCCCCTGCGGACCCTGAGCACCAGCAGCACCGTCAGCCCCGGGGTCGCCCTGAGCGCCAGTAGCCCCAGCCGCCCCCTGCGGGCCTTCCGGACCCGTTGCGCCCGGGTCGCCCTGCGGTCCGGTCGCACCTGTAGCCCCCGGGTTACCCTGCGGGCCCTGAGCACCGACTGTTCCGTTTGCTCCCTGCTCTCCTTGCGGACCCTGCGGTCCGGTTGCACCGGTCGTGCCCTGCTCGCCCTGTGGTCCCTGCGCACCGTCAGCACCTGCCGGACCCTGAGGCCCTTCCGGGCCTTCCGGACCTACGAACCCTGGATTGTCCAACAGCAGTTCAACCGCTGCAATCAGATCCACCTTGGAAATCGGAGTGGACAGGGCCGCCGAAATGTCGTCAATCAGCGGCATCACGGCCTCCAACACTCGAATGGGCCAGCTTGCGGATATCGGTTGTCGAAGTGGACGGTTCTCGAGGGAAGAACACGACACCAACATCGAGAGCTTCCAACACGTCGAGGGTGGCACCTATGTGGCCCAGATAATCCCTGTCATACCAGTCGAAGCCGACAGCCAGCAGGTCCGGAGCAACCTCTTCGATGATCGGTAGAGCATCATGGGAGCTGCAAGGCCACACGCGGGTCACCCACGGCAACTCCTGCAAGGTGGCTGCCCGCTGGTCGTAGGAGATGACCGGAGCCCGCTTATACTCTGCCACATGGTCGTCGGTTCCCAATCCGACATGCACTTCGTTGGCGATGCGGGCACACCGTTTCAGCAGGCGAATATGGCCGAGATGGCACAGGTCGAACGCACCGAACGTCAACAGTCTCATGCGGCTCTCCCCCGGTATTCGATCAGATCGTCGATAGACCCGACGAGCAGTCCGTGAGTCCGGGCGAAAACTTCAAGTTCGGGCAGCCGGGCGACCGTCCCATCGTCGTTCATCACCTCGGCCAGCACACCCGCCGGATACCGGCCAGACAGCCGGGCCAGATCCACTGCCGCCTCCGTATGTCCCGGACGGGTAAGCACCCCTCCTGGCCGGTAGCGAAGCGGATACACATGGCCGGGCCGGCTTAGATCTCCGGGCAGAGTGTCCGGATGGATCAGTGTCCGCACCGTTCTACAACGGTCCCACCCGGAAATCCCAGTCGTCGTCCCCGACTTAGCGTCGACGGAAACGGTGAAAGCCGTCCCCCGCACATCCGTATTCTCAGCGACCATCATTCCGAGCTGCAGCTCATCCAGCCGACCGCCCTCCATCGCCACGCAGATGATGCCGCTGGTATGCCGGATCAGGAATCCCATAAGCTCCGGTGTCGCCGCATCAGCAGCGAAGATCAGGTCGCCCTCGTTCTCCCTGTCCAGATCGTCAACAATGATGACGGGTTCACCACGGGCCACGGCCGCGAGAATGTCGGTCACCACGGTTTCACCCGATGTTTCGCAACCGTCCAGTCCATCCCGTACAGGTCCTCCAAATGTTCCTCCACACTGCCCGGCAGCGGCACCCGCCCATACTGTGTGTCCCGCCAGTCAGGAGTGAACCCGTCAAACGACAGTACGAACTTCTCGTAGGCAAACCCGATCGGAATCGGATACCAGAACATGACGTCAACAATCAACTGTTCGGGATACCAGACGAGCTGACGCAGCTCACCGTCAACACATCTCTCCAATGCGACCGGCCAGCCGTCCAACGCCTCCCTAACCGTCGCCTCCACATCAACCCCCGCGACCATGTTCACATCCAAATCAGTATCCGAGGGGATCAGCCGACCATCCCGGTGCAATCCGAGAGCCGTACCAAAACCGACCACATAGGGGACACCCTCGAGCCTGGCGACCAGTTCAGTGAAAATCCTCTCACCCTTCTCCCCAATATCGTCCGGCGGCCATCCGACCGACAGGAGGCTCCGCGTCCTTCTCACAGCGACCATTTCTCCTTGAACCGCTGGTTCGCCCGCCTCCAAGCCTCACGGTCCCCCCAGCCGCCTTCCGACCGGTGGAAGACCGGGAGCGGAGCGGTCATCACCGTCAACCCGGCAGCACGAGCGGCGAAACAGAAGTCGACGTCGTAACCGTGAAACCCGTCATACTCCTCGTCGAAGCGGAGTCGGGCGGCAGCAGGGGAGAGGGCCATGAGTAGCCCGTCGACCGCCTGGACCGGACCCCAAATGACATCCGCCGGGTCGGACGGACGGGGACCGGAGTTGGTTTCCACATAGCCGCGTTGTCCGTACTTCCACCAGGCAGCATCAATCACATGGATCGAACCGCAGGCACCGACCACATCAGCCGATTCCAACCCTTCCAGAATCGCCTGCCGGGCTCCCGGTTGAAGATCCGTATCGTCATGCAGAAGGACGACAGGGTCGCCGGTAGCCGAATCGAGAATCTGGTTGTAGCCGACCGCTATCCGAGTCGCACGGACAACAATGATCCTGTCCCCGTACTCCCGATTAGCTGCCAGTCCGGGCAGCCACTTGTCGGCCCGTTCATCCGGTGCTTCAGAGCAGAGACCCCAGACAACCCTCAACTGTTGGCTTTCAGCCGCTTCTGAAACAGGTCCCCATCCTGAGTCTTATACTTCTGTCCCCGCTCATACACCTCGTCCATCTCCGCCTTCCCAACCATCGGATGAAGATGCTCAATCTTCGCCCCCAACGCCATTTGGAAGACACCCCGCTGACGGGCAGCCCCCACGATCTCATCGTCCACATACCAATGCCGATAACCCTCATGGGCGATCAGACCGGGCCCATCCCACGAAGCCCCCACCTCGTCGACGTAGTCCCGGGCCAGCATCCAATGGGTCGCATGCTCCCCACGGATCACCCGCTCATTCGCCAGATCATTCGAGCCGACCACCTTCGCCCCATACAAGCGAGCAACATGCTGCTGATGGTCCAGCCAGCCGGGATGGAAACGGACATCCTCGCCCACCACCTGAACCCACGGAGCCGACGTGAACTGGTAGGCATGATTCACCCGACGGGCAAACGAACCAGGGAACACCACCGTCTCCCCAAACCCGCCTGCCAGCCCAGCATGCTCTTCATCCTCAACCACGATGATCAGCCGGGCCAGACCCGTCGAAGCACGCAACGATTCGACAAGAACAGCCAGCTTCTCCGGCCGAGCCTTCATCGCCGGAACAATCACATCCACCAGCTCGGTCGCCGGCGGAGCATGAAACGACTCCCAAAAGTCGACTTCCGAAACCCAAATGTTCTTGTGATGGTTGGTCCGTATCCCCGTATGCACCCAGGCGGCGAATCCGGCCGCCCCGGCACGAAGACAGAAGCTGATATCCTCACCGCGCATCCCACTATTCCCGGGCAGCCGGTCAAACCAGTGCGGCCCATACTTCTCCGCGATCGTCTCGAACACCGACCGGTGGATAAGCACACAGGCCATCCCCGTCGCCGCAGTACGGACCAGCTCGTTCACCGGATAGTGAGCACGTCCACGAAAATCATGGCCCTCACCATCAGGGTTGGGCAGATAGTCGTAGATGGTCGGCAGCGGAGTCGCCCGGATCCCATTCATGGAATCCATCCCATGCTCTTTCCAAGCGAAACAGAGCCCGCCGAGCAGCTTCAAATCCTTCTCCCCGGCAACCAGCAGCAACTGTTCCAGAGTCCACGGAGCAAAACCCATATCCGCATCCACGCTGAAAAACCATTCACAGTCGGTCTGCTCGAGGAACTGTTCCGCCAGATCGTTCCGAGCCTTCGGAATCTCATAGGCCGGAGCCCGCATCGCCCCCCACTGTCGAAGACGGCCATCCCCCTTCAACTGTTCAAACTGGATCAGATCCATCAGCGACCTGCCAAACGACGCCGAATACTCGTGCGGATGCAGATAACCGAGAAACACCCCGCCCTTAACCGTCATCGTCTACGACGACGCTCACCCGGAGCAGCAGTCGCCTGCTCCACCACCCGCCAACCCTCACCAGCCGACACCCGGACAACCACAGGCGTATCAGAGAAAAACCCTGGCTTCTGCTTCACCAGCGGATCATCCGCATCCCACACCTCACCCCGATGCAGAGTGAAAGCCACACCACCAGCATTCGTAATCGACGTCGTCGACGTCGCATAAACAATCCCCATACTCCCATCCTTTCATAGAACGTGGAGGAGGCCGGGAGGCCACCAACGGCACGCCACCAACGGCACCCCTCCACAAGTTGACGTTTAGGCCGCTACGGGCCTACTCCTCCTCGGAGAAGCTTCGTACCGCGACCGGTGTCGATTGAAGATGCCTCTCGACATAGTCAGCAGCCTGGCGAAGCAAGGCCGGATCGTCGTCAAAATTGCCCAACGACTGATTACACCGGCGACACAGTACGGCCCGGATACACAGCCGGCATATACGCCCATTGGGACAACAGCGATGATCGTGATCGAGGTGCCACTTCTCTGTTGCGGCCGTCCCACAAAGCGCGCATTGCCCACCCTGCTCTTCTAAGATGCTCTCTCGCCACTCCCGAACTTGCTCTTGTGGAATTCGGAAGTTGTTAGCACGCCAATCTTGATCTTGTATGAATCGGCGAGGCTCCCCAAACCGGAACACATCCGTCGAATGCTTGTGACACATGTCCAAAAGCGGCGCAGCTTCCTTAACACACGCGATCCGCTTTCCCTCCTCTAACCATTCCGCGGCACAAACGGAACGCTCCTCCGCCTTGGCGGCCTGATAGCGTTCTCTCTTGTCGCAGCGATTGCAGCAGTCACCGTCACGCCGACGCAGCGGATGCCCCGCCTCGCACTCACCCACAACCTCGTAAGAGAACGCCCTTTTGCATTCAGGGTGCGAACGACGACGACCGGGAAGGTTCGTGCGAAAACCAATCATGTCGAAGGGTCCCAGCGGTTCGCCACATATGTCGCACATCTGATCCATACTGCGCTCGCATGACAACAGACGCCGAGCACACGTCGAAGACGCCTTCCGCATTGCTGTCGTGCATTCAGGACCGCAATATTTCTGTACGTGATGTGACGGTTCGAACCAGGCGTTGCAGGCAGGACACCTTTGGCTGGTAGTCTGCATTCGTCGATACCTCCTAGTTAGGTGTCGTCCAGACCCCCGGCCGTATCCGCGGTGCGGGGGTCAACTTATGGGGAGAGCCGTAACCCTCCCCATAAGCATAGCGGAACTTAGCCGCTAAGGCGGCTAATTAGGTTCACGTGTTCTGAAGTAACACGAACCCATTGTCGTCGACGCTGTCTGCGCCCACGCGGGCCCATGCCAGCCAACCTCTCATCCCCGTGGGAATGTTGTTGGTCACGTCGAACAAGTGTGGGACTAGCTCGACGTTCATCCCGACGCGCTGCGCCACAACGTACCTGGAAAAATCTCCCAGGATGGCGAGGTTCGCATCGCCGGTAGTACCGCTAAATGCGGGCGCATAGTCGGAGAGGAGGACACGCTTCCCAAGCAACGGGCCGATGCCATCAGAGCTCAAGTCGCGGGTTCCGTAACCGTCAGCGCCGACACGGAGCTTCGACTCGACGGTCACGTTCATGTTCCAGACGGCACGCGGCCGGTAACGCTCAGGGAGAGCGTTCCAGACGACCAGCGCATCCTCCGGACCAAGCGCTCCGTCAGTGGTCGGATTCACCTCGGACGCCGCCGTGGCGTCGATGGCGGTGAAGATTCCGACAACACCGGTCGCACCGGTTTCGGTGTTCACAGCGAGGAAGTCGAGGTAACCCTGCTCGATCAGACGGCCCATCTCGCCGGCAAAGTTGGGGTAGTCACCCGATATTTCAAAAGAATACGGGATGAAACTCATTGTCTTTTCTGGCGTCACGGTCGGCTGGCCCAGGGTGGCCTGAGAGGCCGTTGCGGCCACAGCCTCCGCAGTGCTCGTGAACACGACACCGGCAGAGCTAACACCCTTCCACGCGTCGGTCGTGATGCTCTCAATGCGAGCAACGTCCAACAGTGGGGCAACACCCGCACCGGAGGTGAGGATGATGGTCGGGTCGATCAGGACGGGAACACCGAAACCACCAGACGCGTCAGTCAGCGACTGTTGGGTGGCACGGAACTCGCTGAGAGCCCGCACTTCGTCGGAGGTCCAGGCGGGCTGCGCCTCCTGAATCCCCTTCGCGAACGCAGAACGGTAGGCGTCGGACTCGGTGACGAGAAGTCTCCGAGCGACATAGTCGCCGTTCATGTTCCGGTTGCGGGTCTTGATCAGCTTCTCAACCCTGGCAGCCTGCTCGTCGGCGAGCGGAACCATCTGGTCCCGATGCTCGTTCTCGAGAACCTTCAGGGCGGCAGATCGGATTTCTCCGGGATTTGCGGTACGCACATCCACGTCGGTTTCGGTCTGCTTCATCCACTGGGGGGCCCGGCTGTCGCCGGACTCGCGGGCGCCGGCACGCATCGAAGCGTCGTACACCTTCAGTTTCCGTTCGAGCTCTTCACGCTCTTCGGCGAGCGCTACGACCGGCGACTCTTCGCCGACCAGCTCTTCAAATCGGGCTTCCTGCTCATCGTCGAGCTCTTCCGCATTGGCGAGAGAGTCAAGCTCCTCGTTCAGTTCGCGGACCTCGTCGATGACTTCGGAAAGCCTCTCAAGCAATCTCTTGCTCATGGGTTTCCTTTACATAGTCGGAGTGGCTGGCAGCGCGACGTCCGATACGGAGCATCTTGTTAGCTGCAGCCTTTCTGTCTACGACAGGTGCCTCGATGGGCGGCGTGTCGGATGACTCCTCCGAGGTGCCCTGGCGGGCGGCGTCGGGATTGTCTGAAATCTTCTGGGTGCGCCACGCCTGATATGCGTCGCGGGCACGCACCCCGGCGGTGGTGGCTTCATAGGCGGGGAAGGTGACCGGCCCGTACTCGTAGAGGCGGATCTCTTTGAGGGTCCGGAGCATCAGAGCCCCACCGTCGTCCTCCTCCTCCTCCCGGAGCACGGAGAACCGGAACGACATTCCGTCAAGTGCACCGGATTTGAGGAGGGGGACCAGATCCCGGTTGTAGGAGGTGTCCTCGAGGGGCACTTCCACGTACAGACCGCGGGCGTCCTCCTTCTGCACGGACGGTTTGCCGAGCGGCTTGTCGCCGATGCTCGGGTCGAACCCGTGGTTGAACAGGACTTTGATCTTGTCGCCCCGTTCCTCCAACGATTTGCGGAAGGCTCCGGGGGCGATCCGCTCGCGGAAGTCGCCTTCCCAACCGTGGATTTCGGTCTCCTCGTTGAACACGGCGGCATACCCTTGGAGGGTGCCGAGCCGTCCGTCAGCATCGTCTTCAGCACGGAATTCGATTTGGGCGGCGGGCAAGTTGACCATGCGGATCAGGTCGTCGCGTGGGAAATCAGTCATCAGCGGGCTCCTCTTCGGATGCAGGTTCCGCCTCGACGGCGGGTTCGGGATCCGGCGTAGTCGTGCCGGGCGGTTGCAGTTGCACGCTGAACAGCCCGGAATGGGTGAGCAGCGAGAAATCGTCGTTCTCGATGGCTTTCACCACCGAATCCGCCTCATAGCCCGCATCCAAAAGCGCCCTAATCGAATTCGCCCGGGTGCTCTGAATGTCCGCCGCGTCCTTCTCATCCTCCCTGAGGAACGCAATGTCACGTTCGTCATACCAGAGTTCAGCATTGCGGGGGACTGCAACGATCGGCTCGTATGCGGCACAGATCGAACGCCACAACGGACGGAACAGCCCGTCAGCCACCCGACGGCGGGCCGCCGAATAGTTCCCCGCGTTCAACGCTGACCCTTCCATACCTTCGGAGAATTGGGCCATTACCGCGCCCACTCCGGAAGCGGCAGCTATACGTGTTTCGCCAGCACCCTGGATCGCTTTGAAGTCGAGCTGCTGCATGTCCCGGCCGACCACCGTCGCATCAGCACCAGCCCCCAAATGGAGAGTCCGGTAGGCGTTCCGAACCCCCTCATGGGAATCTTTGAACAGGGCCACCCACTTTTCGAAAACCTCCGGGTCGGTGATCGAATGTTTGATGATCATGTTCGGAGTGGCACCGTTCTCAAAGAACTTCTGCTTGTGCCCGGTCGCCTGACGGTCGGCCAGAATCTCCCGGACGACAGGTGTCAGCCAGGACATGCCCCGGTAAGAGGCGAGCGGGTCGGGCAGCAGACCGGCCCAGTGGACAACTTCGGACGCCTCATAGGTGATCGGGTCGCGGCTCAGATCGCCCTGCGGGTGGTACAGGTAGCCGACCACTTCAGCGTCAGGATCATCCTTCGGCTCCACGTTGGGGCTGTCCGAGCCGAGAACAATGGTCACCCAGTCAGGGCGGAGCCGTTTGATCTTCCCGGCCCGACGGACTGCGAAATGGTTACCGGCCAGGTCGACGTCGAGGAGAGCTCGAGACAGGAGATCTCCGGTCGTCTTCCCGGGAGATGGACGGTGGAGGACGTTCAGGGAGGCGGTGGAGAACAGTTCTCCGGGTCGGCCGCGGATGATCCGCCGGTACATGAACCGGGCTTCAGAGAAGACCGACAGGCGGACCAGTTCGAGGGCGGAAACAATCCCGGACGACTCGTAGGCTCCGTGAACATATCCGGCGAACCCGCCCTGAATCTTCTCCTTGTCACCGGCGAGTGATTGGAGCGGGTAGCCGAAATACGAGTTGCCGTCGAATGAGAACGGGCCGAACATGTCATCCCACGGAGTCCAAAAAGACCGCTGTTCGGGTTTGGTTCCGATGAGAGCGGCGAGCACATCAACCATCCGAACTCCTTAACGAAGCGAGCCCGCCGGCCATCAACAGTATGCAGAACAGTCCAAACCCCAAACGCCAGTCCCAAAATCCGACAGCCACCGACACGCCCACCGCACCAGCAGCTACAGCTACGGCAGCAACCCTTTTCAACTCCATGCGAACGGAGTGAACGAGTCGGCCGTTTTCTGCACGGCCGCATCCACCGCCAACGTTGCAGCCACCAACGGCGAAATATCCACCGACGATTTCCGACGACCCCACGCCCACGCATCCCCAAGAGGACGCTCAGTCGCACCAGCCCGAGCAGCATCAAAAGCAGGATGCGG